GCGGGCTACGGCGTCCCGGCGATCGTCGACTACCAGGGCCTCACCGCGCAGGTCGCGGACATCGCCGACACGAATTTCACGAACGCCGGGACCGCAGGGACCTACCGCGTGAGCTACTACCTCTACGACACGACCGCCGCGGCGACGGCGGGCATGGTGACGCTCAACATCAAGTTCAACGACGGGACGACGGCCCGGACGATCTCCTCCTCCGCGGTCGTGCTGACCTCCACCACGGCGGCGACGAGCTTCACGCAGGGCACGATCGTGATCCGCCTGGGTTCGGGGAACATCACCTACGGCACCACGCACACGGGGATCTTCAGCACCGCGGCCTATGCGGTCTACCTGACCGCGGAGCGGCTGAACTAGGAGGCGCATGCGACGCTGGCTGACATTCTTCCTCATCCTCGCGTGCCTCGTGGGCCAGGCCCGCGGGCAGGTCGAGATGGTGACCCAGGTGCCGACGCTCGGGGCGGCGACGGTCGGCGACGTGGCCGTGCTGAGCAACACCGTGGCGGACTCCTCGGCGATTGCGAACACGCTGACGGAGACCGCCTTCTCGCAGTCGTTCACGGTGGGCGCGAACACGCTGGACATCGGCCGCGTGCTGCACGTAGTCGCGATGGGGAAGTACTGGACGACGGCGACCCCGACGCTCAAGTTCACGCTCCGCTGGGGCGGTGTCAACACGAATCCACTGCTCTTCTCGTCGGGTGCAATGGTCACGGCGAGCGGCGCGGCGAACCTCGGCTGGACGGTGGACGTCTATGTGACCGTGCGGACGGTCGGCGCCAGCGGGACGGCCGTCGGCGGGGGTTTCGCCCTCGTCGCCGGGGCGGCCAGTACCGCGGGCGTGGTCGGCACGGACTCGACGGCCAGCACGACGACGATCGATACGACGGCGGCGACGGCGCTCACGCTCTTTGCGACGTGGGGCGCTGCCAGCGCGTCGAATACGCTCCTCATGGAGCAGTTCATCGTCGAGGAACTCGGCTGACGTGGAATGGGCGCAAGAGATTGACGCGGTGCTGGCTGAGGCGGCGGGCGATGTCGCGTTGGCCGTCGGCCTGCTGGCGCTCCGAAAGACGGAGAACGGGACCATCGGGGACGACCAGACTCCGAGCCGGGCCTATGGGGTGCTCTCGGTCAATGCCCCGACCTACGCGGCCCAGCTCCACATCGCGGCCAACTCCTTCCGCCACCGGGAGCTGGAGTACCGCCTCGGCGGGGGGATGAGCCGCTACGCTGGCAGCGGGCTCTACACGACCGACTTCCTTCGGTTCTTCTCCACCAAGTATGCGCCGATCGGGGCCAAGAACGATCCCCACGGGCAGAACACCAGCCACAGCGCGAACCTCTGTCAGCTCGCCTATGGTTTCGGGCTCCATGCGCTGGTGGCGCTCCGGCGGGCGTGGATCGAGGCTGGAACCTCACCGAGCGCGCCGGTACCCTCCGGCGCGTGAAGGAGGGCCGTCGGATGCGGAAGATCCTTGGACTGCTGGCTGTGCTCGCCTGGCTCGCGGCCCCGGCGCGGGCGGCGGTGACGTGGAGCGTCATCAACAACTCGGACTGCACAGGCTTCGGCGCGGCGACGGGGAAGACCTCGGCTTTCGTCAATTGCTGTACCGGCTCGAAGCTCGGCTTCTGCAACCGGCGGATGAACTTCGGCGATCTCTTCGAGACGCTGGTCCAGCTTGCGGCCTCGGGGACGTACACGACGGGCGGCGACACGGTCTCGGCGGCGGAGCTGGCCAAGTTCGGCTTCTCGGCCAATATCGTTTTCGCGCAATGTCAGAACGCGCTGCTCGGGAGCCCGGTGACGGGGCTCATCATCCCGACCTTCATGCGGAACAACTCGGCGGCGAACCCGGTGAAGATCCAGCTCTTCGAACCGACGTCGGTCACGATGAGCGCGGCGGCGGGCGGGACGGCGGTCAACTCGACGGTCGTCGGCGGCATCTCGACGCTCAGCTCGAGCGGGAACGCGGGCACCTTCTACCAGAACGCGGCCGAGTACCCGAGCGGGTCATCGGCCTCGAATGCCGTGATCCAGTGCCTGATCCTCGGCAACTGAGCCATGGCGGGCCGATGGATCGCGGAGGCGACGCGCAACAAGGGCGGGCTCCATCGCAGCCTCGGCGTCGCCGAAGGGAAGCGACTGACGGCGGGTCAGATCGAGGCCGCGACCCACAGCAGCAACCCGAAGACCCGCCGGCAGGCGAGTCTCGCCCGGACCCTCGGTCGCCTGAACCGCCGGTGAGCTGTGCCGGCTGCGACGCGCCCGCCGCGCAGATCGTCTTCCTCCAGGCGCTCGTCGCGAAGCTCGAAGCCCGCCTCGAGCGGCAGGAAGAGCGGCTGCTGGCTCTGGCGAATCCTGCGGCGCTGGCGCAAGCGCGTGGCGAGCCGGCGACGCCGGAGCCGCAGCGGGTGACAGACGAGAGCGGTACGGAGTGGGTGATCGCTCAAGGCCGCAAGATCAAGGCCGACGAATTCGAGGCGATGCTCCGGGGTGAGGGGGCTATCGGGGATACGGGGCAGTTCATCCCGAATGCCGAGATGGATCGCGCCGCCGACATGCTGAACAAGATGCTCTCGGGCACGCCTGCTGAGTAGCGCGTGGCCCTGAACGATCCTGCCAGCGCTGGACCGACGACTGCGGGCTCTGCCACCGTTGAGCCGCGTGCGCAGCGGCCCGGGTACGATCAGCTCACGTCGCCTGACGACAAGGCGATTATCGAGAGGGTCCAGACCCGCATCGTCTACAGCAATAGGGAAGCTTCACGCTGGGCGCTGGAGCGGCAGATCTTCGAGAACATAGCGTTCTACCTTGGTATCCACTGGATCGAGTTTACCGAAGGGAGCCGTGCCCCGACGCGGTGGAAGGCCCCCTCCTGGATGCCCACGCCGGTGACCAACGGGATCGCTCCGCGCATCAAGAAAATGGTGGCTGCGTTACTGCGGACTGAGCCGGAAGGACGTGTGCGACCGAACACGAATGACCCGGCTGACCGCGAAGCGGCGAAGGTGGCCGAGAAGCTGGTTGGGCACTTCTACGCGACGACCGACGAGGATCAGCTCCGACAAGATGCTGCAATCGCAGCGGCCCTTGGTGGCACGATCATCGCGGAAGATCTGTGGAATCCCCGTGCAGGTCGAGTTCTGGAGATTCCTCGCCAGACGCTCGTCGATACGCCGGTCATGGACCCCGCCGCGCGCTGTGAAACGTGCGACACAACGAGTGACGTCTCGAACGTCGGCTTGCCGTGTCCGACGTGCCAAGTACCGCAGACGCCGGGGCAGCAACCGCATCTCCTGCCCGATGGCACGCCGGCCATGGAGACGCAGCTCACTCCCGAGCTCGATGCACTGGGTCAGCCGGTCGTGGACAAGCTGCCGGAGGGTGAGGTCGAAAGTCGGGTGCGCCAGCTCTTCGGCTTCTACTGGGACGGCAAGGCGACCCGGCTTAAGGAGGCCCGCTGGTGTGGCGAGGCGACTTACGCCGACTTGGATTGGATCGACGAGAACTTTCCCGAGTTCGGGCCCTATGTCGGCGCGGAGTCCGGGATCGACGGCGGCAACTTCTACGAGGCGTCGCTGCTGGCCATGGTCGGCCCGTCGATCCAAGGCACGGCGCACTACGGCGGCACGCAGAACTATCAGCACGGCGCGATCCTCCGGAAGTACCAGGAGAAGCCCTCGCAGAAGTACCCGCGCGGGCTGCACGCGATCGTGGCGAACGGGGTGCTGCTCTACAAGGGCGATCTCCCGATTCAGGACGAGCAGGGGAACCCGACCGGGGACTTCTCGTACACCGAGTTCAGATGGGATCCGGTGCCGGGCAGATTCGCGGGAAAAACTCCGTGTGACGATCTCGTCCCGCTGAACAAGCGGGTGAACGCTATCGACGCGCAGATCGTCATCAACCGAAAGACGCTCCTCTCGCCGTGGATTCTGGCCCCGAAGGGCTCGGGTCTGAACCCGGGCACGGTGGCGTTGCGGCCGGCGGCGACGATCCTCTACAACTTCGTGGGCGTCGGCACCTCGCCGCAGGTCGTCCAGCGCACGCCGCTGCCGGCCCAGATCTACCGAAAGCGCCAGCCGTCCCTGCAGCGCATGAACGACACCGCCGAGGACGCCCTGCACGACACGGG